GCAGCAATTGGTTCAAGCGGTGTTACAGCTGACACTTATAACTTAGGTATTCAAGCAACAGCACCTAACTCAAGTGAACTAACTACAATTACTGTTATTGAAATTACAACTACAGGTGCAAGCACTGACGCAGATTTAATTGCAGAAGCAATTACAAATGCAGGCGTACCATACGTTAGCGCAGAAGTTACAACAGGCAATAAAGTTGTTATTACTCACTCAAAAGGCGGCGATATTAAACTAACAGACGACGGTTCAACACCAGTGTTAGGCAATATGGGCTTTGCACATTTTGCAAATGTAAACAGCGGTACTCCAAACTTATACTACGAGCCGGGAACAGATGGCGACACTGCTCCATTACAACTACGTGGCACACTTTGGAAAGCAACAACTAACTCATCTGGTTCAGAAGTAGCATTCTACACTGCACAAAATGATCCAGTAACTGCTCTTACAAATGACGGTGCATTATGGTACAATTCAATTGTTGACGAAGTTGACATTATGATCCACAATGGCGATACTTGGGTTGGTTATCATAACTTTAGCGCAGAGTATGCAGATTGTGATCCAAACGGTCCAATCGTAAGTGCAAGCACTCCGTTACTACAAAGCGACGGCACAGCACTTGTAAACGGCGACTTATGGATTAGCACAGCAGACTTAGAAAATTATCCATTAATTTATAAGTTTAATGCAGACCTACAAAATACACCAGTTGCTAATCGTTGGATCTTGTTAGATACAGCAGATCAAACTAGCGAAGATGGCGTATTATTTGCAGATGCACGTTATAACACAGCAGGCGAAAACAGTGACGAAGCAGGTGACATTGATGCACTATTAACTTCAGACTACTTAGATCCGGATGCTCCAGATCCAGCACTATACCCAAAAGGTATGTTGCTATGGAACCTAAGACGTTCTGGTTTTAACGTTAAGAAGTTTGTACGCAATTACATTGATGTAAACGGTGACAACGAACGCCTAAACGACGAAGCAATGGCAGACTACTATCCACATCGTTGGGTAACTGAGTCAGGTAACCAAGGTGACGGTTCAGGTAGCTTTGGACGTAAAGCACAGCGTAAGGTTGTTGTACAAGCACTACAAGCTATGGTTAACTCAAACGATGACATTAGAGATGACGAGTCAAGAATCTTTAACTTGATGGCAACTCCAGGTTATCCAGAGCTAATTGGTGAAATGATCACATTAAACTATGACAGAGGCCTAAGTGCATTTGTTATTGGTGACACTCCAGCTAGACTACCATCAGATGCAACTTCATTAAACAACTGGGCAACTAACCAAGCACTAGCACCAGAAGATAACGACGACGGTTTAACTAGCCGTGATGAATACTTTGGTATTTTTTATCCTTGGGGCTTTACAAGTGACAACGCAGGCAACAATGTAGTTGTTCCGCCAAGTCATATGATGCTACGCACAGTTGCACTAAGTGACCAAGTTAGCTATCCTTGGTTTGCTCCAGCAGGTACAAGACGTGGTGGTATTACAAACGCTACAGCAACAGGTTATGTAGATGCTGAGGGCGAATTTGTAACAGTAGCGTTGAACGAAGGTCAGCGTGATACACTATATGCACAAGCTATTAACCCAATTACGTTTATTAGTGGTGCAGGACTTGTTAACTATGGACAGAAAACTCGTGCAAGAGGCTCAAGCGCACTAGACAGAATCAACGTAGCACGTTTGGTAATTTACTTACGCAGCCAGTTGAATCAGCTTGCTAAACCTTATATCTTTGAACCAAATGATAAGATCACACGTGATGAGATCAAACAAGCAGCAGAGAGCTTAATGCTCGAGCTTGTAGGTCAAAGAGCACTATATGACTTCTTAGTAGTTTGTGATGAATCAAACAACACTCCAAGCAGAGTTGATAGAAATGAGCTATACTTAGACATTGCTATTGAACCTGTTAAAGCAGTTGAGTTTATTTACATTCCACTAAGACTCAAGAACACTGGAGAAATTAGCGGGTTATAAGGCATAGAATTAGGCCTCTGAAATACGGGGCCTAATTTTGCTAAATACTTGTAACAGGAGAACAAAGAATGGCAATTTCAACACTATCAAAGATTACAGTTCCACTAGCAACAGGTGACTCAGCTGCAAGCCAAGGCTTGTTAATGCCTAAGCTACAGTACCGTTTCCGTGTAACACTAGAGAACTTTGGTGTATCAACACCAACAACAGAATTAACAAAGCAAGTAGTAGACGTAACTCGTCCAACAGTTAGCTTTGAAGAAATTCCAATTGAAGTTTACAACTCACGTGCATACCTAGCAGGTAAGCATACTTGGGAAGCAATTACACTTAACTTGCGTGAAGATGTAAACAACAACGTACAAAAACTAGTTGGCGAACAACTACAGAAGCAATTCGACTTCTACGAGCAGTCAAGTGCAGCATCAGGACAAGATTACAAGTTTACAACACGTATTGAAATCTTAGACGGCGGTAATGGTGCTAACACACCTAACGTACTTGAAACATTCGAACTATACGGTTGTTTTGTACAAAACGCTGCTTATAACCAACTTGCTTACAGTGCTAATGAGCCTGTAACAGTTACACTAAGCATCCGTTATGATAATGCTATCCAAACTCCAGAAGGTACTGGTATTGGTACAGCAGTCGGACGTACAGTAAATACATTAGTAACCGGCGGCGGCGTTTAATACAACTCCTGCGCCATTCAATATTAAAGGGAGCCGTTGAGCTCCCTTTTTTATTATATACGTACATAATTTCCAAAGATAAATATTAGTATGGCAAAGTTCAACGGATTTTTAGACAACATTGCAAACGGGATATTAAGTCCAAAAGGTAATATGGCCGATTGGCAACACGCCTCTCGTCTCTATGTTGTTGACACACAAAAACACGCTCCTAAGTTATCGTTTACATATCACGTAACGTTTTATCTTACTGAGCAAGCAAAGGCAGTAATACCAGAAGTTGATCAGTATAAACACGAAATCGGTATGCTTGTTAAACAAGCAGATTTGCCTAAATTTACAGCAGCAGTTGAAACTAAAAACAAATATAATCGTAAAAAGAATGTTCAAACAAGGATTGATTATAGCCCAGTAAATATAACATTCCACGATGATAACTATGGTGCTACTACAGCACTTTTAGAAGCATATTACAGATATTACTTCTCAGATGGTCATCATACAACAAGCGACGGTTCTTACGGTAATAGAAGAACTGGGGATACATTGTATGACGGCCCGGGCACTAATACATTTAAGTTTGGTATGGACAATAATATACCAAACGTACCATTTTTTGATAGAATTGAAATTGCACAAATGGCTCGTAAGAGCTATACAAAATATACTCTTGTAAATCCAATTATTTCAAACTGGGAACACGATACAGTTGCTAACGGTGAAAGCAATCCGCTCGAAAACAGAATTACTATAAACTATGATACTGTGTTTTATGATAGAGGACACGTTGAAGCAGGCGAAAACGGTGAACCTTCAGGATTTGGTAAGTCTGATCATTACGATGTAACACCTAGTCCTATTACACCATTAGGTGGAGGACAATTAGGTATTGATGGTATTTTTGGTACTGGTCTTGATTTATACGAATACATTACTCAAGGTAAGAACTTTAGCAATCCGTTAGAGGCAGGTATCGCAGCAGTTAACTTGTTTAATAGTGTAAGAGATAACGGTGTTGAAGGTCTTAGAGAAGGCGGAATGAGAGTAATCACAAATGCTATTGGCAGTGTAGCAGGAATTGATGTTTCTGGTGTGTCGCAAACATTCTTTCCAAAGAGTTCAGGTAGCGGTGGCTCAGGACAATTATTAGTTGCTACAGCAGCAATAGCAGGACTTTCAGCATTAACATCAAACAATGCAACATCGACAACTACTGGTGATACAAGTCCACAAACTATTGATGACGCAAGATTTCAAAACTTCCAAAAACAATATCAAGCTAATGGGGGCACTGGCGGTATTAATGGAGCTCGAATAAGTTACGATGCTTTATCAAATGCAGCAAAGGCACAATTCGATTAATAAGGAAAAATTATGTCAAGTTTACCAAAAGAAAAACCCAGCAATTTTAATGACAAAGGAGTAACTAAGTTTTTTGATACATACTTTTCAAAAGAATTAAGTTTTCCGTCAAACCAAGTAGATGCAGTAGTTACATTTTTTACAAAACGCGGCTTTGACAAAACAGGCGCAATTAGTGTTTCAACTACTCTACTTCAGCAGGCAAAACTCGATAGTGTTAATGTTTTTCAATTACTAGATACACTAAAAGGGTTAGACGAAGTTCAGCTAAGTGCTATTGTTACAGAAGTGCTAAACTATAATAGACCTAAAACAAGTACCCTAGGATATAAAAGAACTGAATCAGCTGACAAGATTGAAAAAAGAAATATTGTAGCGTGATATGGCTAGATTTGCTCAGGGGAAGTTTACACCTAAATTTCCTGAAAAGTACATAGGCACAAAAACTCCAACTTACAGAAGCAGTTGGGAATTTCATTTTATGAAATTCTGTGACGAACATCCTAGTGTAGAAAAATGGGCAAGCGAAGCAATACGTATTCCATATAAAAATCCTTTAACAGGCAAGCACACAATTTATGTTCCTGATTTCTTTATTGCCTATGCAGATAAGGGCGGATCAAAAAGAGTTGAATTAATAGAAGTTAAACCTGCTAATCAAGCAATAAGAGAAAAAGTAGGTCGCAGTCGTGTTAACCAAGCAAGTTATATAGTTAATCAAGCAAAATGGTCAGCAGCGTATGCTTATTGCAAACAAAAAGGAATTAAATTTAGAGTAATAACCGAAAATGATATATTTCACCAAGGTGGCACAAGACGATAAATAATAGTAGCATATAATGGTATAATATAATGACTAAAAAATTAGAAGAGCTTTTAAATTTGCCAGACTCTAAAGAAATTGTAGACGAAGCAAAAGCTGAAGATAAAAAAACAAAAAAAGAAACTACTATTGTTGAAATAGCAGAAACTCAGCGTGATATACAAGAGCTAGATAAAATTGCAAGTGCATTACCAAGAGTTAAAGGCTTAGGTGATAAAGCAGATGAAGAATTAGAAGATATTGCTAAAAAAGCATTGGACGCATATGAAGACTTAATGGACTTAGGTATGAATGTTGAAGCACGTTATAGTGGGCGTGTATTTGAAGTTGCTGGCGGTATGTTAAAAACATCATTAGATGCTAAAGTTGCAAAGATGGATAAAAAATTAAAGATGATCGAATTGCAACTTAAAAAAGAAAAAATGGATAGAGATAGTAGCCCGGGCGACGGGAACATTGTTTCAGGCGAAGGGTATGTAGTTACAGACCGTAATAGTTTATTAGAAAAACTAAAGAATATGGATAAATAATACAAAGCGGGAATACAAATATGAAAAGTTTTTCAGAATATTTAACAGAGTCTAAAAAGACATATGATTTTAAAATTGGCGTAGCAGGAGATTATGCCGCTGACTGTAAAGCAGGAATTGAATCTGCACTAGGAAAATATGGTGTGGTAAAAGTTACTGACGGCAAGCGAGTACCTATTTCAAAACGCCCATTAGATTTTCCACAGTTAGAAAACATTGATGTAACTTACTTTGAAGCAGAAGTTACATATCCAACTACTGTGCAAGTATTACAAGAGTATTTAGGCAAGTGTTGCAATATCCCGCAAAGCAACATTATTGTACGTGATCCACTTGCACCACAAGAAGAATACCAAGAAGAAAAAGAAAACGAGCCATACGAGTCGATGCTTAACACAGAAGATATGGGCGGCGAAAGCGCACAAGAAAGTGTAGCAGGTAGCAGAGTAATGGACTTATTAAAAGAACTAGAAACAGCTCGTAAAGAACGTGAAGTTGATCCAATTTCAGGCACTCCAGCAGGCGAGTCTAAGGACATTGGCGAATCAGAAAACAACAAATCGGTCGTAGGAGGCTAATAAAATGGATATGAAAAAAATCTTAGAAAATATGGATGCAGCAGCTAGAGGCGAAAAACCGTCAGCAGGTGCAGCAAACGTAAACGATATGAAGGCAATTTTAGAGTCTATTCAACAAGTTGAAGAATGCGGAATGGATGAAATGCCAATGCAGCCTCCAGCAATGTCACAACCAGAAGAAAAAGTTTCAATGAATGTTACACTTAATGCACGTGGCGATGCAGTAGAAGATTTAATTAGATTAATGGGCGGTGCAAAAGCACCACAGGACGCACCTGTACATATGCCACCACCTGATATGAAAATGCTTCCAGATCCGCACGATGCTGAAATGGGTGATATGAAAAAGATGATGAAAATTTCAACAGATGGTCCAGAAATGATGGACGACGATGTTGAAGAAGATTGGGACAATTCACCTGAAGAAGAATACGCTGATACAAAAACAATGACAAAAGATTTATCAGGCGGAATCAATAGAGAGAAAAAGGCATATGCTGCTACACAAGACGGTGACAACCCTATGGCAGTAGAAGCAGAAGAGCTAAAAAACAAAATCAAAGAAGAACTTATGGCAGCACTTGAAGGCAAATACAAGTCAGATGCACAACGCAAGGCAGTTCACGCAGCTAAAGCAGAAAAAAAGAACTAATACATTCTTATACCACTTAGGGCCTACGGGCCCTATTTTTTTGAATAAATATTTGTATGGCAGCATCATTAGACGGCGTATTAATTAAAAAAGCCAATAAACAAGAAACATATACAGAAGAACAAATACAAGACCTTGCAGCTTGCATGGATCCTGATAATGGTTATTTGTATTTTGCTCGTAAATTTGCATTTATACAGCATCCAGTAAAAGGCAAACTATTGTTTGATCCTTTTGAATATCAGTTGCGATTGATGCACAGTTATCACAACTATCGCTTTAACATCAATATGATGCCTAGACAAACGGGCAAAACTACTT